TTCCCTCTCACGCCGGGAATTCGCGCCTGCTGTCGTCTGCTCTTTCGAGTGCGAACCGCAGGGGGTGGATTTTTAAGGGGCTCTTGGATGTGCGCCGATCCGCTTCACCCGTCGCTGCTTTGTGTGCTGCGATGGAATGAATTATGCACGTCCGCATAGCGCTGTCAATACAGTTTTGCACTATTTTTTACTTCAGGCGAAAAAACCCGCCAGTAGGCGGTGGCTGGCGTGTGCACGCAAAAATGTCTTGTAATGCTATGCCGATGTGCATAGAATGGCGCATGGACAAAATTCAAGATGCCATCCGATCACTGCGGCGCACGCTGTCGCAGTCCGAAATTGCACGGCGCACAGGCATTGCGCAGCATAAGATTTCCAGGTGGGAATCTGGCGGCATCCCAGCAGGCGCATCTGATGCGTTGAAGCTCATTGAGCTGGCAAAGGAAGTCGCAGCCACCGCTACAACCAAGGAGGCTGCGGAATGAGCTTCCCAGTCCCACGCCCACGCGGCAAAGACATGCCCAGCGCCACCCAAAAGCGCAAAGGCCGTGGCGCAGAGCCATCGGCAATCCGCCGCGCAATCAAGACGCTGGACAGCAAGGGCCGTCAGACGGTTTCGCTCAAGCCGCGTGTGCTGGGCAAGGCAGATCAGCCGCCGCACTTTGGCAGCGTCGGCGCCAGGCCGTCGCCTGTGCGTGATGACGTAGCCGAAGCCGCTAAGTCCGCGCACAAGGCTGCGCAGTTCGAGCGCTCCGAAAAAACCCGCCGCAGTGGTGGGCGGGCTGTCGTCAAGGTTTGACGGTGAAGCCTGCTACCAAAAGTGCAGGCACAAAAAAGCCCACCGTCATCACCGCAGTAACGGCTCGGGTGGGCAATCAAGGTTTTTCAACAACACCAATTATGCACAACATTCAAATTGATCGCGAATTTCAAGCCCTCATACCGCCACTGTCGGCAGAGGAGCGCGCCCAGCTTGAGGCAAACCTGCTGGCAGACGGGTGCCGTGACCCGCTGGTGGTGTGGCCTTGCGCAACCTTTGATATCCGACTCGATGGTGGCGCAACGCAGAAGCTGCGCTACGAGGATGGGCGCTACCAACATGCAATTGATGAGCACATCGGCCCGACAACCGCTTGGGATTTAGATGACAACGCTGACGACGACCGCATTGATGAATACGGCGACACCATCACGCTAGACCAGTGGCCGCACATCCTGATTGACGGCCACAACCGTTATGAGATTTGCACGCGGCTGGGGTTGCCGTTTGAAGTGGTGGTGAAAGAGTTTGACAACAGGGAAGCTGTGATGGATTGGATGGACGCTACCCAGCTTGGGCGGCGCAATCTTCACCCGAACAACTTCACGCTGATCCTTGGGCGTAGGTACAACCGAGCCAAAAAATCCATTGGTGGTACTGGCGCAAACCAATACGAGCAAAGGGATCAAAATGATCCCCCTGCAAAAACAGCCGACAAGCTGGCTACTGAATACAACGTCAGCGCCGCCACTGTAAAGCGCGCGGGGCAATATTCGGAAGCCTTGGCTGGCGGCGTTAAAGAGCTTGCGGCAGTTGTCACAACCGGAGCCGTATCTGTCGCCGCTGCTGCTGACGTTGCAACGCTGCCAGCAGCACAGCAGGCAGAAATTGTGGCGCGAGGCACCAAAGAGATTTTGCAGGCTGCAAAAGAAATCCGCGCTGCACGCTCGGAGGAACGCCGTACCGAGCGCCTGGAAAAGATTGTGGCCATCAGCACGGGCAACGCCCCAGTGGGATCGATTGCTGAACGCTACCCGGTGATTTACCTTGACCCGCCATGGCGCTATGAACACGCCGAGAGCGAGTCCCGCGCAATCGAAAACCAGTACCCAACCATGAGCCTTGAGGAAATCAAGGCCATGGACATGACCAAGGTGGCGTTTGACGACTGCGTGATGTTCATGTGGGCGACCAGCCCGAAGCTGGCCGAGGCTTTTGAAGTCTTGGACGCCTGGGGTTTCAGCTACCGAACCTGTGCGGTGTGGGACAAGCAAAAGATCGGCATGGGGTACTACTTCCGACAGCAGCATGAATTGCTTCTGATTGCCGTGAAGGGCCAGCCACCAACGCCATCGCCCGCAGACCGCCCATCGTCGGTGTTCAGCTACCCACGAGGGAACCACAGCGCGAAGCCGCATGAGGTGTACGAAATCATCGAGGCGATGTACCCAACGCTGCCAAAAATCGAAATGTTTTGTCGCACACCACGAGAAGGCTGGGGCGTGTGGGGCAATCAATCCAAGGCCGCGTAAATGAGCGCAGTACACGACTTTACCGAGTCCCTGGCTGCGTCACACCGCGCCAGTGACTTGCCTATCTGGGAAGAAATTTACCGCAAGTCCTTTCCCGATTTTCTCGCCATGGCTGACCACCGACAAGACGGTGAACACCAGCGCGCGGGGATAGACCGCTCAGTGATTCTGGAAAACAGTAAGCAGATTCTGATTGACGAAAAAATCCGCTGGAAGCCGTACCCAGACATTGCTGTTGAGTTCCTGTCGAATGACAGAACTGGCGCGCCTGGGTGGGCTTGCAAGCCGCTGCGGGCCGATTACATAGCCTACGCGATAGCGCCTCTAGGGATGTGCTACATGCTGCCGGTTATCCAATTGCAGCAGGCATGGGCGCGCAAGGGCTCGCTGTGGAAGCAAACATGTTTCATTGTGAAGGCCCCCAATCGTGGCTACACGACATACAGCGCCGCTGTTCCTGTCGCTGAACTGTTCGCAGAAATAGGCCGCGCGCTTCGCATTCCATTCAAGTCAATGGAGGGCGCAGCATGAGCACGACTGACTACGAAGAGGCTCTGCGCCTTGAGGATGGCGCATGCGCTGCCGTGAAGAGTCTGGCGGCGGAACTTGCCGTTGCGTGCCGCCCGATTTCTGGATGGGGCGATGGCAACTGCGGCTCCGTGCTTGACTACGTTACAGAGGCGCTGGCCGCCGCTGGGCTTTATGTAGACCCAGCAACAAGGCCGCGTGTGCCGCCACGCAAGCAAGTCATCAAGCCAGCGCTGCGCACACAAGTCTTCGAGCGCGATGCCTATCGCTGCATGTCTTGCAGCACGCACAAAGACTTGTGCGTTGACCATATTCACCCGGAAAGCAAGGGCGGGACCCTAGACCTGGACAACCTGCAAACGCTATGCCGTTCGTGCAACAGCATCAAAGGTGATAAAGCATGAACAAGCGTCTTCCCTGGTTCCGTATGTACACGGACTTTCTCAACGACCCGAAGCTGATCTCGCTTGCTTTCGAGGACCAGCGCCATTTCATCGGCGTGCTGGCGCTCAAGTGCGACGGCGCCATTGACGATGTAGCCGATGGCGATCTGCTTGACCGCATCGTCGCGCAGCGACTGTGGATTGACCACGCCGTCATTCGCGACGTCAAGCGCCGCCTGATTGCCGCTGGCTTGATTGATGCGCGCTGGCAGCCGCTGGCCTGGGACAAGCGCCAGGCCCGCAGCGACGTGGACGCCACCGGAGCCGAGCGCCAGCGCCGCTATCGGGAGGCGCAAAAGCATAACGCGTTACGTGACGGAGCCGTAACCCGGCTAGAAGAAGAGTTAGATATAGATAAAGAAGAAGAGAAAGAAGAGAAGAAAGCCACACGCAAGCGTGCGGCACCCACCTTCGAGTTGCCGGACTGGATCAACAAAACGCACTGGGACGCATGGCACTCGTGCTCCAAACGCAAAAACGCCAGCGACGCGCAAAAGCAAATGGCCGTGGACAAGCTCGATTCATGGCGACAGCAGGGCATTGACCACGCCGCTGCGCTGGAAAACGCCGCGATTGCCGGGTGGCAGGGGCTTTTCAAGCCTGACGTGCCAGCCGCCGCCATGACGCCGGGCCGCCGCTCGAATGCCCAACCGCACAAGTACGCCGCCGCCGCCGCCGCGATTTTCGATTTTGACGACAACCCAGCCCCGTCCGGGCCTTCGGAGGTGATCGATGTTTAAAGACGTTTCAGCCATCGCAGAGCGCGCCGTGGGCGCCGCTTCGCAAGAGCAGCGCCAGGATGCTGTGCGCGTGTCAAACCGGGTTTTCAAAACGCTGCAGGGGATGTACGGCAGCCTGTTCCTTTCGAAGTTTTCGACGGGCAAGGTGCTGCCTAACGGCGGCGACGCTGGCGTCATCAGCGCCCGCGATGTGTGGGCGGTTTCGCTGCAGCGGTTTGATGCGGGCACAGTTGGTACTGCGCTGGACCGCGTGCTGACGGACTTTCCCGAGTTCCCGCCCAGCTTGCCGCAGTTTGTGGCCCTATGCCACGCCTGCCGCCCGCGCGAAGCCTACAAGCCAGCGGAAAACGTTATCGGCATGAGCCAGGAGTTACGCAGCGAGTACGCGGCCAAGGCGCGAGAAATCAACGAGAAGCACGCTAAACGGGCTGTGGACAAGCGTTTAGGCGCGCAGGCAGACATGGGTAGCCATGTGGGGCTTGACGGCCTTAAATCGGCCATTGCGAATGCCGTGGCCTGCGCCGGTGGTGATGAGGTGGCGACGTTGCTGCGCCTGGACGCCATGCTCGCCCCGAAGGTGGCCGCATGAGCGCCCGCGCTGAAGCGAATGCCCTGCTGGACTACGTGCGCGCAGGTGGCGATGTTCCTGATTCCGAAGTCCTATTTGCGCTGTGGGCCACTGGCGATTTGTTTGCGGGGCGCGAATGGCATGCGTGACGTGCACAGAGGCGAGCGATGCGCCGCAGCACCACGCCATCTTTGCCGACTACTGCCTGCACTGTGCCGCCCGGCGCATCCAGTACATCCAGCGCAGCCTGAATCTGGCCCCGGACGCCATCCGCACCCGCTGCCGCACGGCACTGGCGCAGGCGATGGAACTGGGCTTGCCCGAGGTGGAAATCCGAAGGATGGCGAAGCTGCCCGAGTGGCAATAACAACAACCGGCACAGGACGCGCAGCCCGCATCCTTGCCCGCACCGCGCAAGCGTGGGAGGTGACAGCGTGAATCAGATTTTCCAGACCACGGCCAGCGCTCTCACCACCCAGGTGGGCGGGAGCCACTACAAAGACATGGCCATCCAGCCGATGGAATACAGCATGGCCAACAAGCTGGACGCCTGCCAGCACACCGCCATCAAGTACGTCACGCGCTTTCGCCAGAAGGGCGGCATTCAGGACTTGGAAAAGGCGAAGCACGTCATCGACATGCTGATCGAGTTTGAGCGCGAGAGGATCGCACGCAAGCCCGAAGGCTTTGATGGGTGCGGCAATGT